CAGAAGAGCAGTACTACTTCTTAAGAATAGAATTAATACTCCAATGGATCTTATAAAAATTTGGGCTTTTTGCGGACCTTTTCATGGAATTTGTCCTGATGTAGAAAAAATCCCCAAAAGTTCTTGACAGAGCTTGACAGGCGTGGTTATAATTGTTTACTCTCAGCGACAGAATATTAGCTAACCCAAGAATACATGACCTATATTATATAATTACTTCACAAAACAGATTAAATGTACCTGCAACAGGATCTAGTAATTACTATAGTCTTCATAAGTACATCTCTAATTTAAAAGTGGGTGACTAACATGAAGATATATCAGATATATGTTCCAGAACTAGCATCTTACGTTAAGTATAAAGTTCTCACACCAGAAGACATTGAAGCATTAGTTGCTGAGCTATCTGGAAAAACTACTAAAGAGTTTAAATTATCCATTTTAGAAAATGTTATTTATAATATAAAATCTGAAATATCAGAATCCCTTAGGTTAATGTCTCGTCCAACAGCGGAAAAGTGTATCGATGCACTTTATAACGGTTGTGTAATGCTAAACCCAGGTCTAGATATAGATTTATGGATCAACCTTGCTTACTCTAAAACTTTAGAGATCTCTGGATTAATGGATGAAAATATTTTTGATGACGAATTAGCTAAAAAGATACACGATGCTAAGAATAAAAAGACTTCAACTAGGAATAAAGTAAAAAAAGTTACTAGACAAAAGTTTTTAGGACTTAAAAATCATCTTGATAATAATATTATAGGGCAAAACGTTGCCGTAGAGTCAGTAATCTCTGCTCTAAAGAGATCTCAAGTAGGTTTGAATGATAAAAACAGACCATTGGGGATATTTCTCTTTGCAGGATCTTCCGGTGTTGGTAAAACTCATCTAGCTAATACACTTCATAAGTATCTATTTGGCGAAGATAACCCAATGGTGCGAATTGACTGCGGAGAATTTCAACATAAGCATGAAAATCAAAAGCTAATTGGTTCTCCACCTGGTTACATAGGTCACGATGAAGGTGGTCAGCTAGTAAACCTAGTAAAAAAGAATCCTTCAACTGTAGTTCTGCTTGATGAAGTAGAAAAAGCTCATCCAGATTTATGGAATACTTTTCTTAGAGTCTTTGACGACGGAATTTTAACAGATGCTAAAGGCGAAGAAGTTAATTTTCAAAATACAGTTATTATTATGACTACTAACTTAGGAAATGAAAAGACTGTAGATTATTTATTGTCTGGTGGAACTGGTTTTAATAAAAATATTAACTATAAAACTACTACAACTCAAGCCCCACCAAAGGAAATGGTTGAAAAAAACACTTTAGATGCAATAAGAAAACACTTTAGGCCAGAATTTTTAAATAGGTTAGATAAAATTATTGTATTTAATCATCTTATTCAATCAGATTATGAGAAAATAGCAGAACTTGAGATGTCGGTTATAGTGGAAAAGTTAACCAAAAAAGGTTATTCAGTTAACTATAATGATCAGGTTATATCTGCTTTAATATTAAAAGGTGTTGATACAGTAAAGGGAGCTAGAGGTCTAGCTCAAGTTCGTAGAGAGCAAATGGAAGATAAGCTAGCCGACATACTTATTAAGTCTATCCCTCCACGAGGTAGCATATTTGAGATATCTTATAAAGATAAAGAAGATAATTTTATTTTTACAATTAAAAAGCCCGAAAAACAACTAAATTTGGAAACTTAAATTACTATATAAACACAATCTAGATTATAGGAGACTACATTATGGTAGGTGGATCAATGGGCGCAAGGATGGCCGGTGCTGGTAATAGAATGGCAGCTAGCGTGACAAGAATGGGAAACAGAGCTTCTTCTAGGGGTAATACGATGATGCATAGCGGACTTAGCGGATCAAGTAAAGGGGCGATGTCTCATCTTCGCACTGGTCAAGCTATGGTCGGACGAGGTATGATGTCGGCAGGAAACTACGCAGCAAAAAATCCAAATAGAACAATGGGCATTGCAGCTGGCGTAGCTGGAGGCAGCGCAGTAGGCGGAATGGCAGGTGACGGTCGCCGTCGTGGTAGCCAAAACTACCCAATGTACTAATAGGAGAAACTAATGCCTTCTTTATCTGGAATGGCTGGACGAGTAGGTTCAGCTGGAAGAATGATGGGAACTGGAGTAAAAAAATTCTCTGGATATGGCCCACAACTAAAAAAAGGCGTAGGCAGCATAGGGCTACATGGATCATATGCCTATAAAAACGGTTTTAGTACCATGGGTAAAGCGAGAATGGGTGCAGCAGCCGGTGGTGCAATGGGAATGTCATTAAGGAATAACCAAAAAAGAGGTGCGTATAATCCAAAGTCTTCTGCAACTGGCGGGTTGCAACCAAAATCATCAGGTGGAATGGGAGTAGGCGAATTCTAAATTGATGTAAAGTTTAAAGTATTATAATAATGTATTGGAGATATGTAAAATGAATGATTGGAAAAATTATATTGATTTAAATGGTAACTTTGAATTACCTAATTTTTTATATAAGACGATAAATGAATTAATGAAACAAGCTTTAGATATGGGAACTCTCCTTTCTGACGATCAGTACAAGTTGAGAGCATATAAAGAACAAACTAAAAAGTTATTTAAAAGTAAATGGTTTTCTATAGCTGAGTCTTTAGAGTTTTTTAGTTTAATTGAAGAGTGTATTTGCAAATCTTCATACAGAGAAAGCTATTGCGATTACTGCAAAGGTGCAAGGTATGTCATAAGTGCAACTCTTTCTCCAGACGAAATGAGAGAAGTGGGAGTGTTTTTTAACGCAGCACAAGACGCTCAAGCAATAAGCAAAATTCAAAAAAGTTTAATTCAAGCATTAAATGAAATGTCCTAGGTGCCTATATAAAACTGAAGTAGTCTCAGAATATTACGATTACAATATACAGGTACTAGTAAGAGATACTTATTGTTCTAATTGTAAAAGTGTTTTAATAGAAAAATTTTACGAAGATAAAAGATATATTAGCGATTGGATAGACTTAAATGTCGGAAATAGAAAAGATTGACCAAAAAAATAACTTCATAAAAAGTTTTGAGTCATTAAGACCAGACTTGTTTTTTCCTGAAGAATGGGATCAATCTCAAGTGGATAAGGCAATAGAATTAATTAGGCCACAGAGAACTAAAAACGCCATGTTCTCTTCTATACCAATGAGTTGTCAGTCTAGCAAATGCGTCTATGCTTCAACATGTCCATTGTATGCAGAAAACCTTGCACCACACGGGAAGCCATGTCCAATAGAGATGTCTATGGTTTCTCAATTTACTTCTGAATATATGCATCAATTGGATGTTAGTCCAGACAATCTAGTCGAAGTTTCTATGGTTAGAGACCTTGTAGATCAAGAAGTCCAATATCTTCGTAAAACAAAACTGCTTGCTAAAGAACATTTCATCCAAGAAAATATTGTTGGAATTGATCCTAATAGCGGTGAGCCAATTATGAAAAAAGAATTGCATCTTGCAGTTGAATTAGAAGATCGTTTGCACAAGAGAAGAAAAGATCTTCGTAATCAATTACTAGCAACACGTGAAGCTAGAGCAAAAGTTGGACAAGTTCAACTTGATACTGCTCAAGCTATATCTGAAATAATTCAAAAAGTTAAAAACGTTGAAACAGAAAGAAATAAGATTCTTAGACAAAAACTTGGTACGTATGAGATCGATGATTATATTGTAGATTCTGAATCCTCGGGAGAAAAAGAAAGTGGCTAAAATATTACCAAGGCAAAATATATCACAACAAGAAGCAAATGCTGCTAGGTTATCAAGACGAAGCGGATCAATTCCGATAGTTCCTCAATCTAGTTTTATTACTCCACAAGATATAAATAGAATATATAGCCCAGAAGATTCAGACCCATTTATCCATGGTGTCGAAAGATACTTTACCTCACTAAGAAAGACCACTGAAGCTTACATGCAAGCTTTAGAAACTCCAGAAAGTCTAAGTTTAAGTGGTCAAAGAATGTTACGGAGAATCTCCAACAAATGAGTTAAGATGGAGAAAAGGCTTAAAGGCTACAAGCGCAAGATTAGATTTAACTGATCTAAATTACGATGCAAGACAACCTATTTACGAAATGTTTGCTAAAAATACTATCAACATGCCAGAGATAATAGAGCAATTCGGTACTCCAGGAATATCACTGCCAACTTCAAGCCCGTATAATACATTTGGTAGATACTTCGTTAATCCCCAATTAGAAGCAGGTCAACGGAATCCATCCGGCACTAATGTCATTGATGAGAACTTCGGTTAACACTAGAATGACTGGTGGAGACTTAAGCGATGCAATTAGTATAGGAAAAACTCAATTGCCATCTTTTCAAGAAGCGTATGAAATGTATGCTCAAACATCTAGGTGGATGGCACCATTAGTCGATGCCGATGGTAGATTAATTAATGCCGATGGTACGCTATTGGAAATTGGAGAGAGGGCTGTAACTAATCCGCTACAAAGAGGCCTTAACGTATACGGGGTTAGATTACCTGGCCAGTCAATTAGACAGGGTATAGAATCAACTACTGCACAACAAGCAATGGCTGGTGTTTCTAGTCACGAAGAACTGATTAACAAAATGGGAATGTATGACATCATGCCTGGTGAAGAATATAATATTTTTACATTAGACATTGAAACTACAGGACTTCACCCATTATCTCAAACAAGAGAAATCTCTGTACTGCATAGAAAAGCAATAACAGATATCCATGGAACTACTACTTATACTCAAGACATAGATCCTTCCAATGTTAAAACTTGGAATATAAAAACAAACAAGATGGACGCTGGAGCAACTTACGAAACAATAGGCGGTATAGAAAGACCAGTTCCTTTATCAGAAACGGCTTTTACGCAATCTGGCGCCAGGGGAATGGTAGATCATGTTGACGAATTTGGCAATGTAACACAAGTTGATAAAAAAATATACAGTTTCTTGAACGAAGGTGGAGACGACGCAGAAACTGCAATTAGAGAAGCTTTCCAGATGATAATGGGCAAAGGAGAAAATGCTAACGGTTTAAAAACTAGATTTTCTCTTCACAACAACAGTTTTGACATTGACTTTATGGTAAGAAACGTATTACCTATGGCTAAGAACCCGGAAACAATAAAAATTCTTAGAGAGTTTGCAGAGAGAAGAGCTAACGATCCACATTTTGTTGTTGATACATTACATAGCGTTACCGTAACAATGATGAAACAAGTAAATGATCAAAAAAATATACTTGAAAGAGTTGGTGGAGTAAATCAAGAACATGTAAACAAGTTTTTAACAAACTCTCTTATAGATAGATCGTTAATGGAAAAAGCTGAATTCACAGGGCAAGGTGCCACTGTTAGTTCTGTAGAAAATACTATTTTAAATACAAATCTATTATCAATTATAGAAGAAGATGCAATTAATAATCCAAGTCTTTTAAAAGCTTTAGAAAAAGGTACGCACACAGGTAAAGTGGACGTAATAATGCAGGGTTATATAGAAAAAGCAATAGTAGAAGATAGATTAAGAATTCAAAGAACCTTAACAGAAGACCAAGTTATAAACATGGTCAAATCTGCAGGGTTAGACGAGGAACTTGGTCGTCAAGCATTTAAGGGATTAGACGAAGCGGGTTTTGTTAGAAAAAAAGGCTTCAGTGCATTTGAGCAACATTTTAGAAGAAAAGCAACTAGAAGCAGTGCGCTTACTTTGACCACTAATGTTAAAGACGTAAATCTATTAAGTGAAACTGGATACAGGTATTTAGCAGATACTGAAGAGGGAATTAGAAGAGTATCGCTTGATCTAGAAGGAAGCATAGCCCAAGATCAAATGAGAGCATTAGGTCTCTCTGAAGATGATATCTCTAGGTTTGGAGATGATTTTCAGGGAAGATTAAGATTTGGTAAAGATAAATTTTATATAACTAATCTTCCAGAAGGAACAACTCTTCCATCTGATTTTCAAACAAAAGCTCGATCACTAATAAGGGACACTTTAGAAAATGCAAGAACAGGGCTAGAAGAAGATCTCATAGAAATTGCACCTGGTATTGCTCCAATAAAAACTAACACGGCCAATAACATGCTGGACATAAGAATGACCAACATGGAGCACACTGAACTAACGCAGATGCAGGCAGCAAGACAAGCCAGAAATCTCGGTACTGTAGGATTCAATCCAAACGTTCATCAAGAACAGCTAATAGAATCTCTTACTCATACTTCTAGAAATTATAGAGAAGCAGGAATACCTCTTTCAAAAACAGTCCACTATGAAGACGTACTAGAAGATGGTACGGAAAGAATATCTCACTACACGCAAAGAATGCAAGAGCTAGGTTTGCCATACGCTGATATATCTCCAGTTTCTAGAGTTTCTTCGGTGGAAACTTCAAAGGCAACTTCCGATATTGGAGCAACACTATTTAGACAACATGCCGGAAAGCTATCCGGAGAAAAAGCAAGAACTGCTAGAAATATATCAGAACACATTGAACTCTTAGAAGAATTTGGACAAACATACGCTGTTGGACAAGGAAGAGAAGCTGAATTTGGAATGGTAGAGAGTTCAACAATTAACAAAGGAGCTTATTCAAGAATTCCATTAGAAGGTGTTGAAAAATCTGGTTCAAACTTCATCGTCCCATCTAATATTTTAGGAAAACTAGAAGTAGACCAAATTGATAATTTAGGTCAAAAAACTGGAAAAAGAATTCTTATCGGCAGTCCAGAATATTTAGAACAAGCAAATCATACTGTTCACTATTCTCTCCCTAGTGGTGCTAATAATGAGAATGTTGTTAACCTAAGATTTAATCATGGTTTTTCTAAAATAGAAGATGAAGCAATAGCGGAATCACAAGATTTAGTTAGACAAACTCTTAGGCATATTACAACAGATATACCAATTGAAAATGAAATGACAATTCATCCTATTAATCAGATTACCGAAAGCATAAGAGCTTCTGGTATAGATGTAAATAGTAAACAGGTTAGTCAGATGGTGACAGGAGGTGATGACCTAGCTATACCACAAGGCGCAAGAGGGGCTTACGAAACAATAGTAGAACAACTTAGTAGAACGTTAAGGGAAAGAGGAATCATAAGCTTTACCGTAAAGGGAGAAGCAGGAGGAAAACTAAAGCAAGCACTACAGCACACAATGCCAGAAATATTCTTTGGACAAAATACTGACGTAGAAGCAATCAAAAATCCAATGAAAATTACTCAAGTTTTTGGCGGAGAAGACATGCTGGGAGTAGCATTGTCGCCAATGAGGAATGAAGAAGGGACTGTTGGTGTAGAGGCATTAGAAGCATTAGAGCGAATTGGTCCTAGTATTGATTCAGAAAGAGCTGCTCAATTAGCTGGTCGTGCATCAGATAAAGAGGCAATAGAAGCACTTGGGGCAACAGCTAATGTATTAGCAGACGATACTAAATTAGTATCAAACTTAAGAATTAATAAAGCTAAAGAAATAGGTGATAAATTTGAACCATTTGCCATTAGGGCTAAACAAATGTACGGAGACAATAGGGGTAAAGTAGCAATTGGAGCAGCAGTAATTGGTACTGCATTAATTGCAAGACATTTTTATAAAAAACATAGAGAAAATGAGCAATACGAAAGTACTATGATGATGTCTGAGCCAGAACAAGGTCAAAGACCATATGGTGCACAAGAAGCATTGTTAGCTGCTAAGGTTCCACAATCAAACTCAGATCCACTAGCAACAGCTGGAGTTATTGGAAATTTAGATCGCAGAAAAGTAGGGCATACAAATATGAGTCCACAAAAAAACGCCCATTTATTTAGAGGATAACTTAGATGCCATCATTTGGAAATATCTTAAATAGAGTTGGACAAGAGGTAAGATCTAGCAGAACCGCAGGATACCTAAGCCAAGAAACAGCACGCGTAGGAGGTTTCTTTAATAGGGCAAGGCGATCTGCATCTTCTCGTGCTAGTTCTGTCGCACAAGGCGCTCGTGCTAGTTCTATTGTACAAGGTGCAGGACAGTACGCCGATAACGCTTCACCTTTGATGGCTGGAGTAGGTGCAGCAGCGTCAAGAGCACCGAGTGTAGGTCGAAGCTTATACAAAGCAGCTACATCTTCATTCGGCTCAAAGGCAATAATTGGAACTGCAGCAGCAGCAGGACTTTATGGGGTTGCAGCTCGTCCAGCAATGGACGCAGCACTTGACGTTGCATTCGATGACCCAGACGCTGATAAATCATTTACGGGTGGAAAGTTAAGTCCTTTAATATTTGGTGGTGGGGCAATTGGTGGTGCCGCAAGTGGAGCAAAGTTTTTAAGCCCACAGTACGCAGATGATTATGCAATTCCTTTAAATCCAGGAGCGGGTATTGGATTAGGTACGGCAATAGGTGCTGGACTTGGTGGGATGATAACAAGGAGTGCAAAAGGAGCAGCCTTAGGTGGGTTGATGGGTGGTGGAGCAGCTACGGCTGGTTATGTCAAAACCGGAAAACACAGAGGCGACAAAGCACTTAAATCAGCATATGGTGGGAGTAGAAGACTTGATCCCAATACCATGGATTATGACTGGGACACAAAAGCATCAGATCCAAGAGAAGCTTATAGAAATTCCTCTGGAAGAATATCTCAACAGATGAATAGTTCTGGAGACATAGTTCTCGGAATGCATAACTTGAGAAGAGGGTAGTATGATAGGCGACCAAAATATAAAAATGGTAGCAGCTCAAGAATCAGCCGCAGTAGGTGGTTTCTCTGGTGCAATGACACATGCTATGTCGATGCTTCCGACTCCTGGACAAATGGCTGGGTTTAATAACTTTCGCTATCAACAAACAATGCTCAAAGGTGGCTTCTATGACGACAAACTTACCAGCAGAGGTAAGTTTGGAACAGCGATAGGTAGAGATAAGTTTAGAATATATAAGGGTACAGGATCGATGGATCCCACTGATCTTTCAAATAGATCTTTTGCTCTTGGTTCAAAGTTTGGAAAAGAAACAAAAAGAGGCAAAAAGATGCTTGCCAAAGCAGCAGAAGGAAGCCATGGAACACCTGGTATGGCTGCTGGTTTTAGGGCAAACTACGCCAACCCACTACATTATTTTTCTGGAAGAATGCACAGTACTTCAGTATTTGGCGCTGGAGCTCATTCTAATTTTTATGCACCTCTTCAAGGTGGATTTTTGTCTTCAACTGGAAACGCAATAGTCAATGGAAGTAGAGCTTTAAGCAGACGTGCTTCAGGAGGAACATTAAGAAAGCCTGTTGGAGAAGCACCAGGTAATTATTTCAATGGAGGGATGATAGGTAGACTTGGTGCTATTTCTAGGTCTGAAAAAATGTCAGCTCGCAAATTAACTAAAATGGACAGAAATCTAGCTAGAGTCATGGTCCAAAACAATGCATCTTTAAGCAGTGTAGTAAAATCTAAATCAATTGCAGCTAGACTGGGAGCAGACACAGGTCATTTGATCGGAATGGGTGGATCAACTCCAGCGGAGAGAATTGCAGTTGGAAGAGCTATGGCTAATACTGGCCAAGCCGGTGCTTATAGATCCCTAATGGGGATGGAAGGTGCAGCTCCACTTACAAATGGAGTAAGGCGTTATGCTACAACTGAGGGTATGACAGGAAGTTATACTAAGTCGTTTACTCAAAGTATTTTGACATCTGGTGGTGGTTCAGAAATGCGCACCATGATGGGTACTGCTGGTATGAAAGAGTTTGGTACAGGTGTAATTCAAATGTCTGAAAAATTCGAAAGACTAGCAAGACCATTAGCTCAAACTATAGAAGGTAGTTCATCGTTTACTAGTTTGCTCGGAAGAAAAGGAATATTTGCTGGGCAATTGGGCGGAATGGGAATGGGAATTCCAGTAGGTCATGAAGCTGGTTTAATGGCTACTGAATTGGTTGAAAAAGGTTTCCTAAAAACTCTTGGAGTACGTGGTTCAGCTGAAGCAGTAGGACAAGTAGGGAAAACAGTTGGAGCAAAAGCTGCTGCAAGAGTTGGATTAGCAATTGGAGGCGAAGCATTATTGGCTGCCATACCTGGAGTAAACCTTGTATTTGCAGCAGACTTAGCGTATAATTTAGCTAAACTAGCTGGTGTCGGAGTTAAAGCTGGTATCAATTTTGGAAAAGATGGAATGAAGTCTATGACTGGAACTATGAATAATGGCTTATTTGGTAACGGCTATAAGGATAATGAAGTAGCAGCTACATCCAGGGCAAGAGGTGTATCGGCTATTCAGAACAGTAGACTAAACGCAAGGTCACTTTTGGGGTCAGAAGGTGCAATGATGCACGCCCACTTTGGATAAATATGTCAAATACAACTACTAGATTTAGAGAAAAATTAGAGAATCTTTCAAGAGAAGATTTGCTTGAAATTATTCAAGAACAAAACCCTGAAACAATTAAACAAATAAAAAGAATTGAATGGGTATTTGAAAATAAGTTAAGCCACCTTGCTTGGAATGACGGAACTCCAGTAACGGAGAGGCCTTTAACCATAAAAGAACTTGCCCTGTTAGTTGATGAGCCTTTTGAAATAGATAGAGAACTATTAGACATTGGTGTCTCGGCAGAACAACAAAGGCAAATACATATAGCCAAAGATCCATGCAGATGGGCAAAGCATTTCTTAAATGCTGAAACTAGAGTTTATCAAACCCTAATATTAAGAGATCCAGGACTAAGAAAAGTACTTAGAGCAGGTCGTCGTTTAGGTAAAACCTTTAGTATGGCTATCTACTTACTTCACTATAGTTACACCCATACGGATGGTCGCTCATTGGTTATCGCACCAATGAAAACTCAAGTTGAATTAATCTATCAAGAAATATTAAGATTATCTTCTAAGAGTGATATTGTAACTAATTCTATAACTAGAAAAGTAACATCTCCTCAATTTATGATTCAATTCTCTAATGGGTCAACTATCCGATTTTTTACTTCTGGTATGAGATCTGGACGGAAAGTCTGACGTAGCTCGTGGTCAGGAAGCTCACTTAATTGTTTTGGACGAAATGGACTACATGAATCCAGACGACCTTGACGCACTGTATGCTATGTTGCAAAAAACTGCAGAAAATCAACCGGATAAGGTTCTTATTGGAGCCTCTACTCCAACTGGTAGAAGAGAAAGATTTTGGGATTGGTGTAGAAACGAAAGATTTACAGAATTCTGGTATCCTTCGTATTGCAACCCATACTTTACTAAAGATCAAGAAGATGAATTTAGAGAAGAATATTCTGAATCCGGATACAGGCATGAAATTGAAGCTGACTGGGGCGAGGACTCTGAGGGTGTATATCCTAGAAAATACGTAGATAGAGCTTTCATTGAACCGGGGTGGAATTATATTCCAGAGATACAGTCTGCAAGGAGCTTCTACTCGGTTGGAGTGGATTGGGACAAGTATGGTGCCGGAACTAATATAGTCGTCTTAGAAGCGTGCTCAGAGGCCTATGAGGAGGAAAGGTTTAGAGGTAAGGTAAGAGTAGCCTACAGAGAAGAGATTGCTAAGTCTGAATATACTTTAACCAACGC